ACATCCCGAAGACCGAGGACCAGGACATTCCGAAGACCGAGGACCAGGACATCCCGAAGACCGAGGACCAGGACATTCCGAAGACCGAGGACCAGGACACTAAAAGCTACTGCAGTCTGCAGTAGAGTATATCTAATTATTCGATTTAATTTGTAACCCCTTTTAAACAGTAGGTTAGAGATTCAACAGTTATCGTAACTCCGGTTATTGTAGAATCCTTATATAAAAAAAACAAGAACACTAAATAAAAAACCTCCACGTGGTAGTGTTTGGATAAGAAGCAAACAATGTTTGCGAGTTTAACTAATATTTTATAAGAATCGTAAGATTCTAAATAAACTAAGATTCTCCTCTCCGGAACAAATGTTAAAACATTTGTTCCGATCTTAGTTTTTTTGCTCGTTTTGTTTAAATTCAATAGAAACTTTTTCATTTATAACTTTGTTAAAAATACTATTAGAATTGACTAGTTTGTCTATTTTGTTTTCAATTTGATATATTAGAAACTCCATTTCAATATATTTTAAAACCCTTTTATTATTGTCAACATCAATATTTTTTTGAATTTCTATCTTCACTTTAATACATTTTTTCATATACTCGTTTATATTATCGTTTATTTCCTTATCTAAAGATTCAATTTGGATCAATAGAGACATTATTCCACCTTTCTTATGAGTTTCAAAACAAAATTTATGTTTTAAATATTTTAGATGGTCCTTTCATTTCTCCACTTTGAGTGTTTGGAGTTGAAAAAAAGTTTGTGACGTCTGCCATTCCTTTGGGATTCTTTTTCATTACACTAAAGATGAATGCATGTTGTAGAGTCATAAACAATAACCTCAGTTCTGGTGGAAGATTCTCACTCCAACTCAAATAATCTCTTTCTCCTATTTCTAATAAGATTCTGTTATAATCTTTTATATTCTTAGCTTCGTGAGCTGTAAAACCGCTCAAGTCTATGCTTAAATATTGAGTAGCAATACATTCAATACTACTCCATCCAAAAGCTAACATTTGCTTTGTATAACTAACATGTTCGTTTAATAGAGTTTCTCGTCTTACCTCTCTTAAAATTTTTTCTAGTTCAACTGTTGGTGTATACTCATCAAACTGAGGGTATTCTTCTGGATTTTCACATACTTTCTTCAACTTTTTTAACATCCAAAGAATATCTGATCTTTCTTCTTCTTTCTTCTTTTTTATTTCTTCTTCGTTTACAGATTCTATATCGTCTTGATCATCTTGATCGTTATCGTATTGTTCTTTTACGTCTCTACGAAACCCATAATGGTTACTGTGTTCTTTTTTTATATTTGGTTCAAACTCATCATAATTGGGGTCCCTATTAAAACTTTTACCATATTCTTCTTTAGTATTGCCGGAGGCGAGCGGAGAGCGAGACGAGGGGAACCCGAAGGGTTCTGCTTCGCTCTCTGCGTAGGTATAAGGTTCGTCTATTGCTACATACTTGCCGGGGGTACCTGAAGGGTACCCCTCATCGCGATTTTCTAAAGGTGGACTAGGTTCTCGAGTATTCCATTCTTCATTTTCATAAGGACTATCTACGTTAAGCCTTACTTTGTAGCTCTCGTCTGGTTCTTCAAATGATTTGTCAGACTGAAAATTGTTTGGTTTGTTAATAGCCTCTCTTACTTTTCTTTCAAGATTTGAGTTCAATTCTTTCGGTTGATCGATGGTTGATTCAATAAATGAGTCTTTAAACTTGTTTTTATCTTCTAAGTATTCTAATTTTAGATTGATTTTTCTATTAGTTGGTATTTCTAACTGTTCTACACAATAATCTGGTAAACTTGTTTTTGATGTTGATAATGCCAAAGGAACTTTTTCTATTTCGTTTTTGAACTCATTCATTCTATTTATTTTTTTTTATTATTTAAAACGAAACATTTCATTAAATTGGAGATCTTTTTATGTGAAACCTTTCAGGTTTCTAACCTTCAGTCGGGACAGCGACACGCTGCCCAGACTAAAGGTTACCCTCGTCTCCGAGTTTCAATGTTTTTGCTTTGTTTATAAATGAACTTACAAAATATTTCGTAATCTATATTAAAAAACTTCAAAAATCTATGAGGAATCTTTTGAACAAAGTTTTCATAGATAATTGTTAACTGTTTATCGAATTTCTCGATAAACAATTTTTCTTCTACATTGAGCTTCGTTCCATTAAAAAAATTGTTTTTTTGGTCTATAATATACATAAGATCATCTGGTTTAAATTTGTTCCATAAATCTACATCTGGAAACTTGTTTTCGATGAACAATTTCATTTTTTATTACCTTTGAAACTTAACTATTTCTACTTTTAAAATGGATCTAGTAGAAAAATTCTTACCTTTGTATCCAAATATCGAAGAAGTGACTAAAAAGTTGTTAACTGTTAAAGATTTTAAACTTTTAGAAAGTTCAGATGAAATCAAAAAAGATGAAAACGAATTCAAATCTTACCAACTTTTTGTTCAAAGGTATTTATCACCATTAACACCTTATAAATACCTTTTATTGAACCATGATATGGGTAGCGGTAAATCTTGTAGTGCATTTTTAGTTGCTTATTCATTTTTGGAAAACACGATTAGATGGAACAGAAACAAAAAAATATTAGTAGTAGCTCCAAACAATCTGTTATGTAATAATTTGAGAAAGGAATTTAGTAAGTTTTTTGATAAAGTCAAAGTCAATTTGAGTAAAAACAAGGTTAAAGATCTTGAAGAAGTACTAATAAAAAACATAGAATATAACACTTTTAGTGAGTTTGTTTTACAAACTAATAAAAATAAAATAGTGCATTGTTTAGTTATAATAGATGAAGTACACCAAATACATCTACCTCAAACAAAAGATGTCAGAAACATTGGGAAAAACCTATATTTTCAAATAAAGTTTTTATTGAAATGTATGATAAAAAAAAATGTAAAAGTGTTATTGATGACAGGAACACCAATAACTAATGCATATACAAAAGTATTCCAGATTATTGATTTATTAATAGAAAATGATAAAGACTCGTTTAATAATTTTGAAAAGGATTATCAAATATTGAAAGAAGAGAAACAAAAAGAAGAGGAATATGATAAAGAAGACAATGATGACGAAAAAGAAGATGATAAGTATGAAGCTAAAATAAGGGGTCTTTATTTCATAAAAACAGAAGTTAGAGAGAAAGAATTGATAGTAAGGAATTTTTTAGGTAGAGTTTCAAGTTTTCATATTTTGAAGAGAACTTATGAAAACATTATCGAAAACGGAAATTTTTATAAAGGAAGCAGAACTAAAGTATATAAAAATGTAATGGTTGGAAAACAAAGAGAAAAATACCTTTCGTGTATTAAAAACGAAAAGAAAAAGGAAGATGTTCATGCGTTTTTTGTATTTCCTAGTATCACCTTTAACGAAAAAGTGTATTCCAAGTTTGATGATTATACAACTGGTGGTAACAAAAATTTGAAACTAAGTGATTTTTCTTATAAAAAGGTTATACCTTGGGAGAATGGAGTTTTATCTTTCGATAACCTTCTTTCAATCCCATCGTTTCTAAAAGAACACTCAATTTTGTATTACAATGTTCTAAAAGAAATGGGAGAAATAAATGATAACAATGAACCTGACCATTCGATCAAAAAGAAACAAAAAGAGGCGGTCTTTTATTTTAATGAAAGGATTACAAATACTGGTAACAAAATGTTTTCTATTGTATTGGAAAGTTTTGGTTTTGAACAATTGACATCAAACTATGATCTGAATATTCTAAATAGTTCGATTCAAATGAAAGATTATGAAAAACATAAAAAAAAGAGATTTGCAGTAGTTTCTAGTGATTTTGGAATAATAAGTGATGAGGACATAAAGACTTTGATTGACATATTCTCAGACAAAAAGAATAGATATGGAGAATTTATAAGAATCATTGTCGGAAGCAAAAGGATTGCAATGGGTTATAATCTGATTAATGGAAGACAATCTCATGCTACGATTCAATGGAACTCTTCTATTGTAAATCAAGCTCAAGCTAGAGTTTTAAGAGAGCGAACAAACTTTGATGATGATGAAAAAGAAGAGAGATATGTGAAACTCTTTAAACATATTATAGTTTTAGATGATAAGGATCAAACTGTAGACACATTATTTGAACGAAGATTAAAAAGTACAGAAGAAAAAGAAGATAGGAATGCTAAAATATTACATTTGTTAGACTCTTCATCTGTAGATTGTAGTTTAAACAAAAACTATCATTCTTCTTACGAAAAAGAAAATAATACGATAAAATGTAATCTTATTAAATGCTCAACCAATTTTACACCAATTAAAGATGTAGATCAATGTAAAAGTAACAATGATGTGAAATATGATAACACATTTTTACATTATAAAAGTAAAAACAAGTATAATATCATAAAAGAATCACTCAAAAACATGTTTCAAACCTGTGAATCGTTCTCATTAGAAGATTTTATACTTCATTTAAAAGGTAATGAGATGTATAAAGATGTGTTTTTTAAATTAGATTCATCGGAAACGAAATGGAATGATGACTCTAATATGGAAATCTTTATACATTTATTGAAAATAATGAAAAATCAGTTAGTTTTTGAAGATAGATTTAAAATCAAAAGAGTTATAGGTTATCACAATAACATCATATTCCTAAAGAAAACTACATTCATAAAAAGTATTGAAAACGTTTTAATAAACGTTTTACATCCTTTTTTCGTTCAAAAAGAAACTGAACAATTTGAAATTTATATCAACTATTACTTGAAAGATGAAAATAGTGAGATAAAAGATTTCATAAATGCTCCAACAGAAAATAAATACAATAAATTGAACATCTTTACAAGACTACACATATTTGAGAACATTGTTCCAATAATTCGTTTAGATAGAAACCCTTCGTCCGAGAGTTTCAATGTTACCAAAAAACATCAAGATATAATATTAAAGTGTACCAAAAATCAATACTTATCAACTGAAAAGATAAAAAAGACCATAGATTTTGAAATATATGAAGAACGTTTGTATTTATTAGACTACTGTTACCATATAATAATGCCTGATTATGTACCTAAAAATCACACAATAAGAAAAGAATACGGATATATTCAAGGATTAAGAGCATTTAAAAATGAAAAATGGATAAGCATAGATACTAAAAACATACAAACATATGAATGTTTAGAAAAGATCATACAATTGTTTGATAAACAAGAAAGTAAGAAAGATATTATCCTAGACAATGATTATCCATTTGAATTCTTCTTTTTGAAAGAATTAGAAGGAGACGAAACCATTATAAAGAAATATAATGTAAAAAAGATCATTGTGAATGGTAAAGTTGAAATCATTAAGAAAAAAGGAAAAGGACAAAATTGTGAAACTTTATATCTAAGTAAAGAAGATAAGATTGAAGAATATATAAACCCTCATATAAAGTATATTGAATCTTTAATCGATCAAAAGAAACTAAACCAAATAAACAAAACATTTGAGCTAGGTTTGTTAGAAACTGTAGAAGGAACGAGTAATATTAAAGTTGCCAAAGCATTTGAACAAAAATGTTTAAACACTAAAAATAAAGATGAAAAGTGTGTAATATTGTATAATAATCAAAAAATATTGTTTCCAAACATAGAATAAAAAATACCTACACAGAGAGCGGAGAGCTAAAAGCGAGGGTTCCGCTTCGCTCTTTCACATTTTCATATAATGTTATGAGTCTTAGTACAAAAGAATCCGCAATTTGTTTTGTAATTGAAATCAGGGAAGTTTTTCCCTGAATAGTAAGGATTTGAGATTATTATGTTGTTAGAATCGTAATGATCGATTGGTAAACTCCCTGGTTTATGTGTCCACAGTTTATTAGTATTTCTTCTATAAAAATGGTAATCTTCATTTTCTTGGTCTATAGCTAAGAATACCATATGATTCGAACACCCTTCTACACATTGTGAACAATCACATTCAATTGCGTTAATAGATGGATCATTACCTAAGAAAACAGCATCAGGGAAGTCACTTAATGTTTTTTTGATCATGATTGAACAAGAATATTCATTATTAGAATGATCAAGATTCTCATATTTACCTTTTTCACCTGGTTGTGGTTTTTCATGAGTTTTATTAGACGACATATCTGTAAATGCATAAGAGTAACAGTTATTAAATTCAATGTTTTCAGTTTTGTTCCATAACGAATCATCCGACAACAAATTTACACACTTTTCAAAAAATTCTTTGTAATTGCTGAAGTTTTCGTATACAATCAAAAACAAAAGAACAAATACTAAAACCCATAACCAATTGTTCATAATATTTTATTTAGCCCACTAAAAATGTCATCATCATTAAGATTGAAAATCAGAAATGAAAACAAAGACTTGTATGATTTTGGTCCTTGGTATGATCATTATGTCAAACCTTTTGGGAAATGTCATCCTTCGTTTGATACTATTTTGTTATCTGGAGAAAAAGGTATTAAAGTGTGTAAAAGAAGACCTGAAGAACCGATCAAAAAAAAACACAATTGTAACGGATTGTATAGATATTCTACTAATTTATATGAACCGTCTCAAATGTCAGGTCCGGCAAGTATACCTACGCGGGCTCCGGTAAGTATACACGAAGATTGGAAAACATTTAAAGACTTTAATCCTTTACTTGATGATTATCAAAAAATAAACATAGAATTTGATGGAACGGGTGTTTTGAATAGAAAAGTGATTTATTGATCTAAAATTTATTTTTTTTTTATTTAAAACGAGTAAAACGAGTAAAACGAGTAATGGAAGAGATAAAAATGACTGATGAAGAAATGATAAACTTTTTAGAAAGAGTCGAACCTAACTTTGAAGACTTTAATGATGATGAACATAACCGTTTACAAATAGCTATAAATTTCAATGAAATTGAAATTGTTGAACGATTGATAAAAAGATTTAATACAGATCAAAATTCATTCGTAAATCACGAATATACCGAATTAGAATGGTATGAGAACGATAATAGTCCAACTCCAATATTTTTAGCTATTAACAATTTAAAAATATTGGAGTTATTAGTAAACAATGGAGCAGATATTCATAAAAAAAATAAATATGGATATACTATACTACATAAAACGATCACAAATAAGCATTTGGTCAAAGTATCAACATATTTGATTAAAAAGGGGTTAAAACGGTCAAATATTTTGAACAATATCATACACCATGAAGATATTATGTTAGAAACGATTAAATTGTTAATCGATAATGGAGCAAATGTGAATTCTTCAGATTGTTACGATTTCGAATGTAAAGTAAGACATTTACAATTTAGATCTGTTTTACATAAAGCTTTATTTTACGAGGTTGGATTTGAAAAGGTAAAACTGTTGGTTGAGAACGGCGCCAATGTGAATTATAAAGACTCTCATGGTAATTCAATTCTTCAACTTGTAGCAAAACATGTTATTGAACATGATAAATTGAAATATTGTGAATTATTGATACAATATGGAGCTGATGTTAAGTATGTTAACAGTTTTCATTATGACACATTAGATGAAATAATTGAAAACATTATAGATTCTCCAACGTTTATACCTTTAGATTCAAAGAAGATATTTAATGAACTCAGATTTTATGGGTTAGAATTGAAACCTGTATACAAACCATATTGGGAAAATTCGGTGTTATCTTCATTCCTTGATAACAATAATGATGAAGGATCAGAAGTTTGTAAATATATTAAACAACAAACTCTATCTGGAAATCAATGAAAACGTATTTGTTCTTCATAGTTACAAATTCGTCAAGACATGTTTTATTAGGAAGATAAAACGTAATAGTAACAATATTTTCCGATCTTATTGATTTATAAACTTTTTTTATTATATTTTCGACATCATTCAATGTTGAACAATGAAACTTTATTGATAATCTTTTTGGAAGTATGAATATTTTATCTGATTCAATTCTTTGAGGAATAACGTTATAAAATTCAACTATTAGATAGTTTATTCGTTTGGTAAGTATTTTAAAGAATTCGTCATAATTGTTGTGTATTATTTCTAAATTCAAGTTTTGTATTTTGGATACATAACTTTCTATACACTTGTAAAAATGTAAACTACATTTAAGAGCAAAAAACTTGTTCAAAAGCAATGGAGATAAACTTTTTATTATGGAAATCGTTTCACAATCATATTTAGTAATCAACGCTTCTACCTTTTTAACGTTTATAAACTTGTCTTCAAATTTGTATATTAGTTTTAAAACATCGTTTAGGAGAAAAACATCCTCTGAATGTATAAAAATGGTCTGTATATTATCAAAAATGTCAAAAAAGGCTTTAAATCTCAGTGGATCTTTTGGTTCACAAGAGATATATTTGGTATAAACGTTAACTATTTCAAAAAATCCATTTTTAAATCCTAAATAGTCATTATATTCGATTTGGCAAGTATACTTGCCGGAGCCTGCGGCGAAGAGCGAAGAGCGGAGCTCGGGTGCCCCTCGAGTAACCCTCTCGCTTAGCTCTTCGGGTGCCCCTCGAGTAACCCTCCTGAAAGTATCCATAAAGAGTGTTTTTTAACTAAATATTGATCAAAAAAACCATTTTATTTTTTAAAAGATACTTTTGTCAATAAATATAACATTATCACCAAAATAATCAAAAAAATAATGAAGTATAATGTCCTTTTGGCACACTTTTCAAACATTGTTTCATTAAACTTGTTTAATAAAATTCCGTTGAAAAATACACCTTTATCAGATATATATACTTCACCATCAGATGGTATTCTTTGTTCAAAAAACAACTTAGTAGCATCCTCATTATAAATTTGAAGAACCATAGTTCCATCATCAAATATAAAATCCTTCTGAATTCCTGGGTGCAAAACAGTAGAGAATACATTGATGTTAGAAGTCGTTTCATTCATAATTTTCATTTTTTAGATCTATAATTATGTTTTCCCATCCTTGCTGTTTTTTTCCTTTTCCAGGTTTTTCTTCATATGTTAAAGGTATTCTAGAGAATTTGGTAAACTCAGCTTCAAAATCATCTTTATCTATAGATAATTTTTGACTTTTATAACTGTTTTTAAACCAGTTACCAAAGTTATTAAAAAGATTTTTAACACTCATAAAGTTTCCATCTCCTTCTTCATACGCTATACATTCATCAATATATTTTCTAACAACATTGTTTTTAGATCGGTATTGCTTAGTATCTTTTTTGATTTGATCACAAATCGGTACTCCGTTGGGATGATTAACAGAAATATCTTTCCAAACCTGAAATAAATAGTATAAATGAGTAGATGCTAATCTTTTGAATTTGTTGTCTAAATTAGCAACTTTGGAGAAAATCCTTTTCTTTTTTTGTTCCTCTTTATCAGTTGGAATGTTTTTAGAACGGAATTTCGATGCAAAGTTAACAATGAGTATCCTATCCCACATTGCTTCATCATCTTGAGGTATTTTAGGGATAAAGTTACATGAAACATACATTGTAAACATGTTTTCAAACTTTTTAGCATGTTTGTAAAGACCCCTATTATAAACTCTATCATTTCCAGAAAGTTCTTTTAGTGTTGCCACACTCATATTTTCTTTATTCGATAACTCATTAACAACAGCTAATCTAGCACCTTCAGTATCAGCAAGTTCCGGTCTAGCAGAAGATGATGACACCGAATTTCTCTCATACATGATTTCTTTAGGTAAAACGCATAAATAATCACCAAAAGTCTTCTCATAAAGTTTTACCAACTGAGATTTTCCAGTATTCGTTTCACCTAAAGCAAATATGATGTTTTTATCGTCATTGGAACCTTTTAAAGAAGAAGTTGCCATTAGTTCTATAAAATTTTTTCTTACCTTTTCATCTGGGAAAAGTGTTGAGTAATAATCTTCAAGTTCTTTTAGATCTTCTTCTTTTGGTGATTCACAATAGTTAATATTTGTACTCATGGTAATAAAATCTTCTGGTTTTGACCTTCTAAAAACATTGTTTTCTAAATCAAGAACACCATTTTTACATCCAATTAAATGTTTGTTTGCATTTTTTAGTTTGAAAAATGATCTGTTAGAAAAATTCAGTCTACAAGTTTTTTCGATTAATCCTGTTTTAGTAACACTATTTAGCTTCCTTTTTAAGTTTGCTAAGTTTTTTATAGCATATTTACTTTTTTCAGTCTTTCCATCACGTTCTATCATTTTGTTCACAAACGATAAATAAGCGATTTCTATTGGTTTACTCATCAAATGAATGTTAAATATAATACGTTCTTCTCCACATTCTACCCATCGAACACCATCGAAATAATACCATTTTTTAGTTTCTGGTTCCCAAGTGTATTCGTTTTCATATTTATCGTAAAAGATTTCTGCCAATCTAAAATCACCAGTGTAAGCTATTCCATCTAATATTTCTTTTTCGAGTTCCATATGAGCTAAAGAATCTTCGGAAAACCTTTCAAAGTTCATCAAGTTTGGTATTTGTTTATAGATGTTTTTACTTTGTAATTTGTTATAATAATCCAAGTTATCTTCGTAAAGATAGTAAAACAAACTTCTTATGGTTGAGTCACCTATATAAAAAGTGTTCCATTTTTTTTTTGTTTCATTCTCATCAAATATTTCATTTTTAGATGAAAAATAGCACCATAATTCTAAAAACTTATCACTTCCAGATCCAATATTATATAAAACGATTCCAATTTGGACCCATTCATCATAATTGATGTATCTTGATGGTGATAGATTCTCAAGAATCTTGTGTTCTGTTATTATTTCATAATCTCTATCAATATCATTTTGATTTCTGCTTTCCGAACTTTTAGTTTGTTCACGTCTAATAGTACCAAAAACAGTATCAGATCGTTTCTTAATTGAAAAATCAGAAGGTTTAGTCATTTTAGTGTTCATCATTAGATTACCATTAGAATCAAACAATTTTGTTAGTTTGTAAATATTAGATTTTATATCCTTTTTACTACCTAAAACTACCCATGGCTTATTAACTATGTTATCAATCAAAAAGTTCTTATTAGAAAAGTATTTTATATCCTCTAAGTTCTCATTTAGTTGTGAAACAATAGTGCTTTGTGATTCATGAGTAATAAACAGATTAGGATACATTAGATGAAACCCATCTTTGTCTATCCAATTATCTTTTTCAAATACATAACAGTGTTCCCAATCATTTATTATGTTTAGATTGGAAATACATGCTTTCAATGTTTCAACAATGACTAAGTGAAGTTTTTTAACGTCTTCAGTTATGTATAGTCTTTTTACATTGGATTCTCCATTTGCTTTTGGTTTAATGTCAATATCCAATCTAAAAATAGAATATTCTTTAATTGGACTCTCCATTAGATATTGATTTTCAAGTTTGTCTTCTAAATACAATTTATCATATATTTTCCACATTTCCTCAATATTTTGGACATTATATTTACACGCTTTAACTTTAGTCTGAAAGTTGAATATATTTCCTTTCGTTTCACTTATTAATAAGAGTTTGGCTAAATCTTCAGAACTCATTTTTCATTGAGGTCAATATTAAATGAGATTCGTGGCAAGTGAGAGGGTTCAATCTGATAAATTATATAAAAAAAAAATTTTTTTTTTGATTCGTCCTTTTTATGTGCATAAAAACGATCCATTATCATCTATTTTTTTTATTTCATCAGGTGTTAAATCATTTTTTAAATGAAATAATTGTCTCATTTCGTCCACATTCTTGTTTTGTAAATAATCATTTACATATTTGCTTATTATATTGAATAATACGTCACTATCAAAGAAATAGTCACATAATATTTGCATTTTTAGTATTCCATCAAAACTATCCGATTTCAATATTTTATCTAAATATATCTTGCAATCAGTTTCATTCGCGTTTTTATCGAGTTCACACCATTCGATGACATTTTTTACAGAATTAGAATCAAAATCCTCATTTTCAGGAAAATGAAATACTACGTTATCATCTGACTCTGGGTTTTCTTTTCGATAAAATGCAAAATATTGTAAAGCTATCTTTTCCTTCACTTTTATTTCAACTTTATCACAACAAACAAAAATAATCTCTTTTTCCATTTGAATTAAAACGTTTCAGATACGACTATTAACAAAATTTTTTTTTAATAGGTTGAATTAATAGTTATTGAACTACAATGTCTGAAAAAATGATTAGAGACAATCGTTTAGCCGATAAAATAGAAAAACGCTTTAAAAACGATCCGATTGGATCTCGTGAACTAATTCTTAAATATTTAGGACATTCTGATTGTAAAACAGTTAACGATTTTATCGAATATTTTTGTACATCATGATGATAATGGGAAAGAATATTATAAAGGAAGTTGGAATGATGTGATACTTATGATAGAAAATGAAATAGATCAAAAATAAAAATTTAATATTTTTTCACATTAAATATCTTCTTGACAATGAATTTTGACGGAAGATTGTATGATATAGATCTTTTAGAAGTAAATGAAAAATCAGAATGTGTTTATACAAAGTTACTAATTCTTTCGAACATAAACACCGAAAAAGTTTGGAATGGAGAACTAGTAAACATTGATATTTTTAACATTTTGAAGCTATCAATAACTCGAAAAATAGAAATTTATGGTGTTTATAAAGACGTTAATGATAAAATTGGCTCTCAATGTAATAATAAAGAAATCGAAGAACATTTGAAATTGATAGAAATCATAAAAACAAACAAACATAGGAATGTTAATAAATTTATAGAAATGTTACAAAATGATTTGGATGAATTTATTATTACTCAAAATTATGTAAAAACAATGGTTTTTAACATAAAAAAAGCAATAGTTCAATATTTTAATGACGAATTAAAGGAGTGTCTGTTTGATGAATTGGATAAAATAATCAGAATAAATGTAAAATATACTACAACTGAAATGATTCAGATTATGAATTCTATAAACGAAAAAGAGAGACATGAAAACGTTTTACTTTACATTTCATGTTACAAAGAAAAGTTTGCACGTCAAGCATATTATAAAGATGAAACCGTTGAATTGGAAGAAGAAACATTTGTTGAAAAGAGTTTAAACATTTGTATTGGATTTTTTATTGGGATCGTAATTCTTTTGCTATTAAACATTTGTCCTTTTTCTATTTCAGCAAGATTATTAATCGTTTCATCTTTTGTTATAGTATTTGCTAAAATGTTAGTAATAGTAGAAAATAAGAATAAAATGTTGAATAATGAAAAAATAAAAAAGATATTCGATAAAAACAATTTAACAATCATACAAAGTGATAACTTCGATAGTGACAAATGTGTGTATAATATACGTGAGAACGAGTTTATTACCAATTTTATGATACATTTAGGTACATGAAGTTAAAGTTCAATATATTTTTTTCAATCTTCCCACAACTTGACACCAAAAGCTATTGGACCATCAATTGTTGTAAATTTAAACTCTTCTAAAGGAAATTTTGCTTCATAATGTGCTATAAGTTGATCCGACAATACAGTTCTTTTAACACTTCGAGATGATACAACACATAAATTGATTACGAATACAAAAATCGTTAAAACTGTCCGAGTAAAAGTATTCATTTGGATTTTAGATTCTTTTTTTGATTCAAAAATAAAAAAATAATTTAAACACCTCTAGATGAGGAGACTAAACTATTTGTCTAAGAAATTAGTTATTACGATTTAATTGTTAAATCTTTTATCCGATACTACCACTTGGAGGTTTTCTTATTCCAAACCTTTCGGTTTGATTCGCGTACCTTATTTACACTAAACTAACACAGCACACTATTTTTTTTGTTTGTTTTTATTTTTAGAGACATAAATGTCCTCGACACCACGGTCTATTACATCTACAAACAAGAATCGGACGAATCGGGAGGCATCCACAAGACGAACACTTATGCATTCCAAGTAAAAAAGATTCTTCTATGAGTCCTTTTTCTTGTTCTAGTCTGCTCAAATCACAATTCAAATCTATCAGCCTACTAATCCGGCAGGATGGAGTACAACTGATTTCCAGTTCACAGTCTCTTATTTCTGAGAGAACGTATCGATAGGTCAAACACGAATTGATCGACATTCTGAAAGTGTTTAGCACATTTTTAATGATCAAAAAAATAAATTTTGATCAGAATTTATAGGTTTATATCATTATTCTAGTAGAAATACCCATACTTTCTAATTCTTGAAAGAGTAATTTACATGCATAAGGGATTCTAACGATATGAAAGTTCTTCTTATCACATATTCTACATTCAAAGACTTTTGATTTTAAATTGGAATTTGATATCCCAATCAATCCACAATCCCTACACACTTTTACATAATATGGATCTGAAACTTCAAATAATCTTTCTCTTAAGAATTGACACGCCCCATGAGCTATTTGACAATCTCTTTCCATCTCACCTATTCTTAATCCTCCATCTCTCGCTCTTCCTTCTGTTGGTTGTCTTGTTAAGCTCTCCATTGGCCCTCTTGATCTGGCATGAACCTTGTCCTCTACCATATGTTTCAACCTTTGATAAAATGTAGGACCTATAAATATTGAGCTTTCTATCTTTTTTCCTGTAAACCCGTTATATAATATTTCTGTACCTCTAGATTGATAGCCATATTGTAATAAAGTATTTGAAATGTTTTGAACGTTGATCTTTTCATTAAATGGAGTAGCATCTCCGATTTTACCATTCAATGTTGCTACTTTACTTTGAAGACATTCAATTAAATGGCCTATTGTCATTCTTGATGGTACAGCATGAGGATTGATTATTATGTCTGGTGTTATTCCTTCTTTGGTAAATGGCATGTCTTCAGAACTGTACATCATTCCCATAGTTCCTTTTTGTCCATGTCTAGATGCAAACTTGTCTCCAACTTGAGGAGTTCTTGTAGATCTGACTTTGACTTTACTTAATTTTCTACCATATTCATTGGTGGTTATAATAACTTTATCAATTATGCCGGTTTCAGATGGTCTTAATAATGTAGAAACATCTTTTTTAGTTGTTGTTTTGTTTTTTAAGTTTTCTTCATCTAGTATCAATGATTTTGTTTTTCCGATGATAACATCGTTTTCGTTTACTCTAATTCCTGGACATATTATTCCATCGATATCAAGTTTATCATAGTTTGTTACATTGACTCTTTCCTTTTTGATTGTTTCTATCTTTTCATCAAATGTTTCTTGTTCAACATAAGTTCTATAGAATATAGATCTAAAAAGACCTCTATCGATTGAAGATTTGTTTAAAATGATACTATCTTCTTGATTGTATCCGGTATAACATATTATTGCTACTATAGCATTAATACCTGCAGGTAGTTCATTAAAATTCAAATGTTTCATGTTTTTGGTTCCAGATAACGGTTTTTGTGGATAATATAAAACGTGAGAAGAAGAATCCATTCTTTCGTTGTAGTTAGAGCTATAAATTCCTAATGCTTGTTTACTCATAGCCGATTGATAAGTGTTTCTAGGACTCTGATTGTGATCTGGAAAAGGAATAATTGATGCACAAACACCTAACATTAATGAAGGGTGTATTTCACAATGAGTATACGATACGCTTTGTGTGTCTAAATCATTTGGTCTCATAGCAATCATTATGTTTTCCGATTCCAAACTATCAATGTATTCAATAATTCCACTTGTTAATAAATCACTCCATTTATAGTTTGGATCTAAATGTTCCATTTTTAACGTTAGTTCATTATTTTCAACAATTAATAATGGTCTACAAACTCTTCCATTATCTGTAAAAATCTTTATTTCATTATCTGTATGAACTATTGAAGCTTGTTGAGATATATCACCGTTTCTTCTTTTTCTTTTTAATATTGAAACTAAACGTTTTGGATTATTATGTGTTCCAATTAAAGATCCATTCAAAAACACTAAAGTGTGATCTTTAATGTTCAAAGGAATAGTTTCTTCTAATATTTTGGTACCACTTTCACTTAATAGTATCAAAATTGGTGATGGATTGTTTCCACATGCTATATAACCTGATCTTTCCTCTATCTCATTACGAGTTCCTAATGTTATAGTTGTTAACAAAGATAAATTTTTAACCAGTCCAACTGATTCACCTTCTGGACTCTCAGCGGGACACACTATTCCCCATAAAGTGTTATGAATCTGTCTTGGTCTGGATATTTTACCTTCTCTACCCATTGGAGCATTTAAACGACGTAGATGAGATAATGTGGCTAAATATGTCATTCTATTTAAAAGTTGTGACACACCGACACTATGAGTGGAAGAAGTGGCTTTATCACCCCAGTTTCCGGTTCCTAATGAATATACAAATCCTTTAGTTATGGTATTCGTATTTATACATGAGTTGATGTTGAATGTACCGTTTTCTTGACAACTTTTTTGTGAAACGAGTTCAAGTTCCTTGGTAAACCTTTTGAATAATCCTCTAAAAAGATAGCTTAAAAGGTCTCCAGATTGATCTATTCTCTTATTACCCATATGATCCCTATCATCCATTTTCGATCTACCTAATGCTATCATTAAAAGTCTTCTTATCATATAACCGACAAAATAGCATTTTTTGATATTAAATTTCATTTCTATACCGATATGTGGTAACGTTTCTTTTTGAAGAAGATCTCTTGCGTATTTTACTCTTTTTTCTTTCGTGTCTCCAGGATTTGTTCCTTTTGATCCAATATAATTTAAAGCATCGCTCTCTGTTTCAATGATCCTGGCGTCTTCCATACTAGGATTTAATAGTTCCATGACTTCCAAATCTGAAACACCTGGTATAATAAAATCTAATATCTCTTCGTCTTTCAAAAATCCAAATGCCTTAAAAACTATTATAACTGGTATGTCCCAAGTTAAAAATGGTAAACTGGCTACTATTCTTTGTCCTATTGATAATCCATCTTTTAACGAGTCATTAGTTACTGTAACATTATCTAACGATAACAGATTAATCCATATATTAGTTGGTGGTCTACATGAATTTTCAAGTTTACTATGACATTCAACTTTATATTTGTATTTTGTATCTTTGTTTTTAAAACAGAAAATAGTGTTAACAGCTATCTTTTCTTGAGGTATCAGAACTTTTTCAGATCCATTAACTATAAAGTATCCTCCTTGATCGTATTGACATTCTTTCAAACTAGCCAATTCATCATTTGTTAGATTTTTTAGCAAACAGTATTTAGATTTTATCATTATTGGAATTTTTCCTATAAATACGTTATCATGCTGAGTTACTGTTTGTATATCATCTTCTATCTCTGTTACAAAAACATCTACATAAATTGGACTTTCATATGTCAAATTTCTAATTCTTATTTCATGAGGAGTTAATGGATGAGGTAATATATCTCTTCCAAATCTTGTTGGTCTAGAAATGTGTAAAGATCCAAACTTTATTTTTATTTTAACGTTTTTATGTTCAGTTATGATTCCATGTTCTTCATGAATGGCTTTTACCTTTTTAACAAAATCAAACTCAATCTCTTGAGTTTCTTCAACAATTTTTTGTATAGAGGAGCCAATGAATCGTTCAAAAGACTCTAAATGGTGACTGACTAACGTTCTTTCTTTAAAATATGCCGATACTATGTTCCAACATTTCTCTTGAAAAACTTCATCAGTAACCCTTTCCATTGAAAATCTTTAAGGTTACTCTGAGGGTTACCCGAGGGTTCCGCTTCGACTCTTTGAGCTCTGCTTTTCTTTTTAGAAACCTGAAGGTTTCACATTGAAACTTATTCAAATTGTTTGATATAATGGGCAAAAAAAACAAATTTAAAAATCTAATGAGTAGCATCTTTTTCCAAAATAAAAACACATTATATCACCGTTTATACAGTCATCAACTATTTTTTTTTTACTATGTTTCTTTAATATTTTAGATAATTTGGTCTTAATAGGGTCACTAATTTGATATAAATTCATACTTATGTTTTTAAATTCTGGTATGTCAATAAATAATTGGTTCATAAAATTATAGAATACGTTGTTCTTACAATTCGAAGGTCCTAATCCATAAAAACAGTAATCTTTAGGATGGGTATGAAATAATTTGAATATATTCATATAATAGTCTTGATAACATTTTTTCATGTTTTTGATGTTAATATTTACTTCATCGATCTTTAAATGTATAAAAACATTTTTAGCTATATCATCTCCAATGTGAAAAGCTTGGTTACAAAATGGTATCTCGATGGTTCCGACATACGGGATTTGTTTCAAACTATTTTCACAACCATTAGGGCAATACAATTTAATTATACTAGGGTTCCTACAAACGGGACAATCAGTAGTAGGATAAAAATTTTTATCACATTGAACACAAAACGAGTTTAATATTTCATCATTGTTACAGATTGAACAAGAATAATATATGGAGGAGGGTTGTCCGAAGTTTTCTTTTTTACACGATTTACAATAATTAAACTTTAGTATTGAAGAACAAGAACATCTACCCTCATTAGGATTTCTTGATTCTTTACAATGTGTACAAAAATTACGAACACACAAAGTACCACAGTATAAACAGTTCGAATTATTCGAACTGGACTTGTTCTCACAATGATTGCAAAAGTTCTTGAAACGGTATCTATCTCGTAAACAATCTTCACATTTTGATGGTAATAAGATACAATGAGGACATTTGTTACCTAACTCTGGTTTGTGTATTAAAGTTGAATATTCATTACAATATATACAACTTGATAGTTTTTCAGTTCTATATAGTCTATACCTCGATACTAATGTTATTTTGATCGTATCTTGACAAAAATCTATTATAAAGTATGTAATTTTGAACTTTGGAATCAAATTAGGATGTTTAGCAATTATATATCGTACAATCTTGTTAAATTCTTTGTTTACTAGTTTACATTTTAAGAAACATTCTGGAGTTACCATTTTAAGGATCTTTAAAATCACATCTGAAGGTAAAGACATTTTCAACTTATTAAACGATTTATACCTACGCAGAAAAATAATTTTTTTTGCGAGTATCACTCTATAAAATGCTTCGCTTTGTCATTCTTTTTCATAAAATTGTTAATATACGTATAACTTTTGTTAAATTCGTTATAATTACAAAAAGATACGTCTATTGGTATTTTTTTTGATGCTTTGGAATATAATTGGTTAGTGTTAGATCCTTCCAACTTTATAATTCTAACAACTCCTTTATATTTTTTGAGCTCATTTTTTATTTCTTCTTCTTTTCCTTCAACTTTTATAGAAGGATAAAAAATTATTCTTAAGTCTAAATCAGTTAATTTGTAAATATTTTTAACGTATTCACTTATCAATTCGTCGTTTAAAATAAATAGGCTAAGACAATTAACCAAAAATCTTTTGATGGGTTGTAGGTTTTCAGGTATACTTGCCGGAGCCTGCGTAGGTATACTTGCCGGAGGGTTACCCGAGGGGAACCCGAGCTCCGCTCTTCGCTCTTCGCTCTCCGCTCTCTGCGTAAGTATACAACTTTCAATTATTACGATTTTACAATCTAATAGTTTAAAAATCCATTCTTGATCTTTAATTTTGTTTAATTCAATTTTTAATACTCCTTCATAATGATTAACATCTTTATAGTTTATGTTACATCTGTTGCAAAACTTTCTGTTTAGTTTTTGATTACATCTGCTACAATTCTTACCATCAAATGAGTTAAAAATTGGAGAACAAGTGTTACAACAATGTCTATATAGTTTGTGTAGATCTTTACATTTCAAACAGTTTAGGTAGAGATTTTTGTTTTTTGTAGCCATATCAAAGGTAAAACCATTAGTGCTACAGTTATGGCAAGTTCTTTTTCTCTTTTGAATCCTAAATATCTTAAACTTAGAATGAACTGTTAAAGTCAAAAATTCGTTATCGATATTTATGAATAGTTTGTTAACTCTGTATTTTTGTACCCAATTTAATGAATCGTCTAATTCAATAAACCTTTTTACTCTTTGATAACAGTTTTTGTTAATTTCTTTAACAATTAACAAACTTTTAACGTTTAAAAAAGTAAGAATGCGTTCGAATATCTCTAAAGGAAGTGTCAGAACCATTTTTATTTTCATGTTTAAAGTTAAAAAGTAAAAAAAAATTTTAAACGTCAAATAATTATTATTTTAAAATATCTGATACAACTTTTCTAATTTTCATCTTAATACTGTCAACAGATGATGTTCCATCAAATGTGTTCCAATTCGATTCTCTGATGAAATAATAGTTTTGAAGTATTCTTTTCTGAAATTCTTTCTCTTCATACTTTTCTTCTCCGTATCCGATTCTTTCAATAGTTATTTCAACTGGTGTATCGATAAACAAAACTAGATCTGGTGATGGTAATCCTATTTCTGTACCTCTACACCATTGATAATCTAATCCGTTAGCCATGCTATAAGCTATTCCAGAATATAAATATCGATCAGCGATCACATTTACTCCACATTTTATAGCTTGTATGATATCTTCTTGTACTTCCCATCTGTTTGCAGAAAACAACAAATGAATACTTTCACGTGGTAAATAGGATTTTTTAGTCAAATAGTCATTTATCAATTTTCCAGTTTCTGTTGATCTATTTGGAAACTTATACAATATAGTATCCTTATTTTCACTTTGTAGCCAATTTAACAATTTTATACTTTGAGTAGTTTTTCCACTTTTATCTATTCCTTCAAAAACAATAAGTTTTCCTTCTGGTGGATAGATCGTCATTTATGTTTTTTTTAATTGTTATGTGAAACCTTTCAGGTTTCTAAAAAGAATCCCTTTGGGATTCAATGTGAAACCTTTCAGGTTTCTAAAAAGAATCCCTTTGGGATTCAATGTGAAAC